GAAGATATGGAAGTATTTGTGGAGCAAGAAACTGGAGATAGATGGATGTTTGCCACTCCAGAAAATCAAATACAAACTGAAGAGGTTTGGAGTGTTGATGAATATGGGGATAGATCTTATATGTGGGATTACAGATAAGTCTTTGAAGAGAAGGAAATTATAAATACTTTTAGAATAATTCGGGATAACGGAGAATAAAGATGCCGCTAAATTTAGCATCTCCTGGAATTGTAGTAAGGGAAGTTGACTTAACCTCTGGTAGAGTTCAACCAGCTTCTAATAAGGTAGGAGCAATTGTTGCACCATTCGCAAAAGGACCTGTAGATTCGCCAACCTTAGTAGAGAATGAAAATGATCTGCTGAATAATTTTGGCGAACCTTATTCCACAGATAAGCACTATGAAAGTTGGATGGTTGCCTCATCCTATCTTTCTTATGGTGGTTCATTACAGGTAGTCAGAGCAGATGACACCAACACCAAAAATGCCTTTGTCGGAGCTGCAAGTAGTGTAAAGATTAAGAGTTTAGATAATTATGAAGAGCTTGGATATGATGAAAATACCATTACTGGTGTTACTGTAGCAGCAAGAAATCCTGGTTCTTGGGCAAATGGAATCAAAGTTGCGATTATTGACTCAAAGGCAGACCAAATTTTAAGTGGAGTATCTACTGTTGGACTTAACACGTCTATTCAGGTTGGATATGGTATAACACAATCTCTTTCGGGAAAAGTAGATTCTACTTCAGGAACTTCAGTATCCTTGAATGATTCTTACCTAAAGGGAATTATCACTCAAATTGATAGCGATAAGATATATGTTAAAATTTTAAGTCGTGTATCTGCAGCAGGAACTGAAACTGTTGTTGATTATCAGCAAGATGGTACATATTGTTTCCCCGAAACCGGTTCCTTTACCGTAATGAGAAGTGGAGACGGTGTATCTCTAGGAACCACATCTTATACATCTGAACTTGATTGGTTTAGTCAGCAAAATATTACTCTGACCAACTCTAACATCCAGTGGAATAATCTGGCAGCTGCACCAGGAACTTCGGCATTTGCAGAACCAAGAGGATCCAGATTTGATGAAGTTCACGTTGTAGTTATTGATGATTTAGGAACAATTACTGGTAATGCCGGAACAATTCTTGAGAAGCACTTAGGTCTTTCTAAGGCAACTGATGCTGAGTTTTCTGCCGGAAGTACTTCATATTGGAGAAAGTATATTGCCGCAGGTTCTGCAAACATCTTTGCTGGTGGTGCTCCTGTCGGACTTACTACAACAGGGTATGATGCAGGTCAGTTTGATTTAACAACCGATAATGGATGGGACCAAGCTGCAGAAAATGTTATTTTTGGTGCAGCAGGTGCTAATACTTACACCTTAGCAGGTGGTCTTAATTATGATGGTGGAACCAATCTTAATACTGCTGGTGCCCTTACGGCAACTCTTACAGAATTGAAAGATGGATATGATTTATTTGAGAATACAGAAGAAATCAAAGTAGATTTCTTATTGATGGGATCTGCTGGTTATGCAAAAGAGACCGCACAAGAACTAGCAAATAAACTCATCTCAATTGCTGAACTTAGAAAGGATGCAATTGCATTTATTTCTCCATATAGAGGTGCCGCTCTTACAGATAATCCAGTAGAGGGTGGAGTTACAGTCAAAACTCCAGAAGACATTACAAACAATGTAATTAGTTTCTTCTCACCAGTAGCATCTTCATCTTATGCAGTATTTGATTCTGGTTACAAGTATATGTACGATAGATTTGCAAATACTTACAGATATGCTCCTTTAAATGGTGATATTGCTGGTCTTTGTGCTCGTAATGATATTAATTTCTTTCCTTGGTATTCTCCTGCAGGTACGGCAAGAGGAGCTATCTTAAATGCGGTTAAACTTGCATATACTCCAAGCAAGTCTCAGAGAGATCGTCTCTACACAAATAGAATTAATCCAATAATCTTCTCACCAGGATCTGGTATTATTCTGTTCGGTGATAAGACTGGATTAGCAAGAACATCGGCATTTGATCGTATTAATGTTCGTAGACTCTTCATCTACCTTGAGGATGCCATTTCTCGTGCTGCTAAAGATGTACTGTTTGAGTTTAACGATGAAATTACAAGAACTAATTTCGTAAATACTATTGAACCATTCTTGCGTGATGTTCAGGCAAAGAGAGGTATCTTTGATTATGTCGTAATTGCTGACGAAACTAATAACACGGCAGCAGTTATTGATGCTAATGAGTTTAGAGCAGACATCTACATCAAACCAGCGAGATCGATTAACTTCATCGGTCTTACCTTTATTGCCACCAAGACTGGTGTTGATTTTGAAGAAGTAATCGGTAACTTTTAATTAACAGAGGTTAAAAACTATGGCAACCAGAAATCAATTAAATCCACCCCCTTTAAGGAAGATTACGGACTTCAAGAGTAAGTTATCTGGTGGTGGTGCTAGAAGTAACCTCTTTGAGGTTGTTCTTTCATTCCCAGATGCTGCCCCCGCTGACACTAATGTTCTTGACAAATCAAGATTTTTAGTCAAAACTGCGGCACTTCCAGGATCAACGGTAACTCCATTAGAAGTTGCCTTTAGAGGAAGAACTCTAAAACTGGCAGGAGACCGTACCTTTGAGACTTGGACGATTACCGTTATTAACGATACTGATTTTGCCATTCGTTCGGCATTTGAAAACTGGATGAATGTAATCAACCGTGTTTCTGATAACACCGGAGTCACCGATCCTGCACTATATCAGGCAGATGCATTTGTTTATCATTTAGATCGTGATGGTTCAACTCTAAGAGCATATCATTTTTATGATTTGTTCCCAACAAATATCAGTCCAATTAACTTGGCATATGAAACTGATGCTATTCAGGAGTTTACTGTAGAAATGCAAGTTCTTTGGTGGGAAGCAGTTAAAGGTAATTCTCCTGCTGCTGGCGGTGAAGATATCAACTAAATAAACTATAACAGGTAAGCATACTTTATAAGATGGCGAAACTTTTTGGTTTTTCAATTGAGGATACTGAGAAAAAATCCAAATCAATAGTCTCCCCCGTTCCTCCTAATAATGAGGACGGGGTTGATTATTATATTCAATCGGGTTTTTATGGACAAACTATTGATATTGAAGGCGTCTATAGAACCGAATACGATCTAATTCGTAGATATCGTGAGATGTCACTTCATCCAGAATGTGATGGAGCGATTGAGGATGTTGTAAATGAGGCGATTGTAAGTGACTTATATGATTCTCCTGTAGAAATTGAATTATCTAATTTAAATGCGAGTGATAAACTCAAGAAAATTATAAGAGATGAGTTTAAATATATTAAGGAAATTATGGACTTTGATAAAAAGTCCCACGAAATTTTTAGAAATTGGTATATTGATGGTAGATTATTTTATCTGAAAGTTATTGATGTAAAGAAACCTGAGGATGGAATTCAGGAATTGAGATACATTGATCCTATGAAGATGAAGCACGTTCGTCAAGAAAAGAAGACGAGTAATAATGCAGGACCAAATTTATCAGCACTTACTAATTTTAACGTAAATCAAGTTACATATCCGGAAATTGAAGAATATTTCATCTATACTCCGACATCAAACTACCCATCAGGTATGCTTGGATCTTCTGCAAAGGGTGCAGTAAAGATTGCAAAAGATTCAATTACCTATTGTACCTCCGGTTTAATAGATAGAAACAAGGGAACCGTACTTTCTTATCTTCATAAAGCAATTAAGGCACTCAATCAACTTAGAATGATTGAGGATTCCCTTGTCATTTATAGACTGTCAAGAGCACCAGAGCGTCGTATTTTTTATATTGATGTAGGTAATCTTCCAAAGGTAAAAGCAGAACAATACCTCAAGGAGGTTATGAGTCGCTATCGTAATAAATTAGTTTATGATGCACAAACTGGCGAAGTTCGTGATGACCGCAAGTATATGAGTATGCTTGAGGATTTCTGGCTTCCACGAAGAGAGGGTGGTAGAGGAACCGAAATCACTACCTTACCTGGTGGTCAAAATCTTGGAGAACTTTCCGATATTGAATATTTCCAGAAAAAACTTTATAGAGCATTAGGAGTTCCAGAATCAAGAATTGCCGGAGGTGGTGACGGATTTAATCTTGGTCGCTCATCTGAAATCTTAAGAGATGAACTTAAGTTTTCAAAGTTTGTTGGACGTTTGAGAAAGCGTTTTGCAAATATGTTTAATGATATGCTTCGCACTCAACTTCTGTTAAAAAACATCGTAACACCAGAAGACTGGGAGACTATGAGTGATCATATTCAGTATGATTTCTTATACGATAATCATTTTGCAGAACTTAAAGAAGCAGAATTACTTACAAATCGTTTAACACTTGTTACAACGATGGAGCCATATATTGGCAAATATTTCTCAACCGAATATGTTCGTAAAAAGATTCTTCGTCAAACTGATTCTGAAATTATTGAAATTGATGAACAAATTGATGATGAAATTGAAAAGGGTATTCTTCCAGATCCCAATGCTCCGGTAGATGAAATGGGCAATCCAATTCCAGATGGTGGTGGAGAAGCACTTCCACCAGAAGGTATGGGAGAACCAGCACTGGGAGAAGTTCCAGAAGAACCTGTTG